ATACTGGTAGAATGACAGAAATTAGTAATCCTTTTGATACAGGAGACAATTAATGGGAACTAAAAAGTTTGATGAAGAACTTTATAAAAAAGCTGATCCATTATCTAATGGGGTAATGGAAAAATGGTTGAAGAAACATGGCTATGAATGCATTGACTTGAAAGAAACATATGGAGTTGATATTACTTGTAAGAAAAATAATATTATTTCTTATTTTGAAACAGAGATAGCATACATTTGGAAAGATGAATGGCCTAATGCTTGGCTAACAGTACATATCCCTTATCGAAAGAAAAAGATAATAGATAAATGGGTAAGAGAAGGATGTCAAGGTACTTTAACATTTGTTCAATTTAGAAAAGATTGTAAACAAGCATGGTTTCTGGATGGACAATCTGTAAGAGATGCTCCAGTTAAAACGATTGATACAAAATATACAACAAACGAAAAGTTCTATTGCATAGATGTTAATGATGCATATATAATTAATATGGAGAATATTGATGTTCCAAAAAATCTTATTAATAGAAAGTATCCTTCTTAAATGGATACCTTTTCTTATATTTATACCTCTATTATCTTGGGGAATAATGTTGGTAACAGTTCTTATTCTTACGACCCATATGGAGGAATTAAGTTTTATCAACAACTTTGGAATATGGGTATCTTCTGTAATTACAGCCTACGTTTTATGTCTGTTTAAATTAATGAAGGGATAACATGGCTTTACTTACCATCACTGATACTGCTAATAATCATCTGTCTGACATTATCAAAGAACATAATGCTCAAGGTGTTATGCTTGGGGTAAAAGGAGGTGGTTGTGCAGGATTCACTTATGAGTGGACTATACTGCAAGAAGAAATACCAGATAAGTTTAATACGGAAGATAAGTTTGAACTTAGAACAGGTTATTTATGTGTACAGCCTGAAGCTATGATGTTTGTATTAAATACTATTATAGATTTTACTAATAATATAGCAGGTTCCTACTTGAAAATTGTTAATCCAAATGCCACATCTCAATGTGGATGTGGAGAAAGTTTTTCAGTATGAAACAGGAAATGTGGGAACATTGGTGTCCTGTAGAGAACTCTATGATGAATATAGGAAAAGAAGAGGAGTGTAATTGGTGTGGACAGGACGAGGAATATGAAAAACGTAATCGTAGATATAGAAACAGACTCTCTAAACCCGACAAAGATCCATTGCATCGTAGCAAAAGATCTTGAAACATGTGAAGTTAAAATATGGGATCATTCTAATTTAGATACGTTTAAACCGTGGTCTACAAATATAAATAAATTTATTATGCATAATGGAATATCATTTGATGCTCCTGTATTAAATAGATTATTAAATACAAATATTAAATTAAATCAAGTAGTAGATACGCTTGTTTTATCTCAACTATTTAATCCTATTAGAGATGGTGGACATAGTTTAGCAGCATGGGGAAATAGACTTGGATATCCTAAATGGGAACAAGAAAACTTTGAAGTATATAATAAAGAAATGCTAGAATATTGTAAGAATGATGTCAATCTTACTCAAGTTTTATATAAAAAATTATGTATAGAAAAGAATAAGTTTTCTTCTTATTCTATAAATCTTGAACATAAAATTAGAGCAATTATAGATCAACAAGAAAGAAATGGATTTACTCTTAATATTCAAAGAACAATTGGATTACTTGCCAGATTATCTGATGAAGCTTATAAATTAGAACAATGGGCAAAGAAAGAATTTCCACCTACAGTTATTGAACTTAAAACTAAAACAAAATATGTTCCATTTAATATAGGATCACGTTATCAAATAGCAGATAGATTAATCGAAAGAGGATGGAAGCCAAATAAATATACAGATAAAGGTAATGTGATAGTCAGTGAAGAAATATTAAATAAAATTAATATGGAAGAAGCTAAGAAATTTTCCAGATTTCTTTTACTACAAAAAAGAATAGCACAAATACAATCTTGGATTAATTGTTTTGATGACACTACAGGAAGGGTTCATGGAAGAGTACTAACTCTGAGAACTGTTACAGGACGAATGGCTCACCATAACCCTAACATGGCTCAAGTACCAGCAATACGAAGTCCATTTGGTAAAGAGTGTAGAGATTGTTGGACAGTAAGTAATCCTCATACTCACACATTAGTAGGGACAGATGCTGCTGGTCTTGAGTTAAGATGTTTAGCTCACTTGATGGGTGATGAAAAATATATTAATGAAGTTGTACATGGAGATATTCATACAACTAATATGCAAATGGCAGGACTTACAGATAGAGATCAAGCAAAAACTTTTATCTATGCCTTTTGTTATGGAGCCGGAGCAGCTAAATTAGGTAAAATAGTAGGAGGAAATAGAGAGCAAGGACAAGCTCTTATAGATAGATTTCTATCGAAGTTAACATCACTTGCCAGAATTAGAAATAATGTACAGAAAGCAGCAGAACGAGGGAAAATAAAAGGAATAGATGGTCGAATACTTTATGTAAGAAGTCCTCATGCTGCTCTTAATACTTTAATTCAAGGAGGAGGTGCAAGTATATGTAAAGATTGGTTAGTAAATATGGTTACAAGAATAAATAGTACAGGAGTAGATGCTAAATTAGTAGCATCTGTTCATGATGAGTATCAATTTGAAGTAGCGAAAGGAGATGTAAAACGATTTGGAATGATAACTAAAGAAGCTATCAAAGATACGGAACATAAATTAAATCTTAGGTGTCCATTGGATAGTACATGGAAGGATGGGGAAACTTGGTCCATGACACATTAATACTTGACAAGTTAAAATAAATATGAGACACTTCATTTTTAAATCTTATAAAGGAGTTATAAAAATATGTCAGTAATTTCAGGAATTGCTTATTGGGCTGCTATTACAAATCCTAATACCACATTCGATTCAGATGGGGTATGGTCTGTGGATGTATGTAACCTTGATAAGAAAAACTTAGAGACAGTAAAGAAAGATGGCCTTACCGTTAAAAATAAAGGTGATGACCGTGGAGATTTTGTAACGGTCAAGCGTAAGGTTCGTCGGAAGGATGGTTCCCTTAACCGTGCTCCTGATCTTGTAGATGGTCAGAAGCGAACCATGACCCAAACCCTTATTGGAAACGGCTCAGAAATTAATGTTCATTATACAACTTATGAGTGGGAATTTAAGGGACGAGCAGGAATAGGGGCTGACTTAAGGGCAGTTCAAGTAGTCAATCTTATTCCTTATAATACAGAAGCTGATGAAGCTTTTGATGTTGTTGATGGTAGTTTCACCAGTAATGAAGGGGATGAAGATATTCCCTTTGCTTCTTAACATTTAAACTCTTAGAGGAGGGGAGGGATGAAAGTCTCTCCCCATTTTCTGTATGAAATCTATAGATACATTAGTAAAAGATATCTATAATCTTTTTAATTCAGATGAAATATCTATGGATGAAAAAGAAATAGATACATATATAAATGAATTTGGAGATAATATAAAAGAACATTTAAAGTCTTCTTTATTTGAAAAAGAACGAGATAAAAATAATTTAAGATTATCTGCTATAGGTAGACCTGATAGACAAGTATGGTATGATGTTAATTTAAATAATAAAGCTCAACCTTTTACATCTCCTACCAAAATTAAGTTTTTATATGGTTATATTTTAGAAGAATTACTTATAGCATTATCTAAGATAGCTGATCATAAAGTTACAGATACTCAAAAAGAACTTGAAGTTAAAGGAGTTAAAGGACATCAAGATTGTATGATTGATGATGTTCTTATAGATTGTAAGTCTACTTCTCCTAGAGGATTTGATAAATTTGCAAAAGGAGATTTAATTAAGGACGATCCGTTTGGTTATATAGCACAGATCTCAGCTTATGCTGAAGGAAATAATGTAGACAAAGCTGCTTTTTTAGCTATAAATAAACAGACGGGAGAGATATGTTTATCTCCTGTTCATTCATTAGAAATGATTAATGCAGGAGATAGAATTGATTATTTAAAAGTAATGGTTAAAAATAATGAACCACCTAATAGATGTTATAGTGATGTTAAAGATGGAGTTTCAGGTAATCGAAAGTTAGGTACTTCTTGTTTCTATTGTAATCATAAAAGAGAATGTTGGAAGGATGTTAATAATGGAAAAGGTTTACGTGTATATGATTATGCAATGGGTTATAGGTATCTTACTAAAGTTGTACGAGAACCAGATGTTCAAGAAGTTCTTGAATGGTAGATCATCATTGGTTGATTTATGGAAAGGACGGGGAGTTTGTTCCCAATCTTGATAAATTTGGATTTGTTTATTTAATAACCAATCTTAAAAATGGAAAGGGATATATAGGATGTAAACAATATCTTGTGCTACGTAAGATGAATGAAGTAGAATCCAATTGGAAAACATATATGGGTTCTTCTAAATGGTTATTGAAAGATATTGAAAAGATAGGGAAAGAATATTTTAAGTTTGAGATCATAGCTGAATATAAAAACAGACGTAGCCTACGATACTATGAACTATATTATCAGATGAAATTCAATGTTCTTTCCGCTGTTCTTGAAGGAACAGATGAACCAGCTTATTATAATTCAAGAGTAGGTGGTAAGTTCTTTCGACCTGTTGAGAGTTATCAAGATCCTGAATATAGAAAGAACCTATCTAAAAATGCAAAGAAACAGTGGTCAGATCCTGAAGGAAGAAAGAAACTAATGAATAATGAAAATCGTCATGTTCATACAAAAAGAGATCCAATAACAGGTAAGTTTATAAAAGAAAATGTACAAGCCAAATAAAAATGAAGAAGTATTTATAGATCCTATTGTTCAGTTTGATCATGAAGAACCTGAACGTAGACTTTATATGGCTATTATCTTACAAGCCTTATTAGATGCTACAAATAAAAGTAATGATCTTTTATGTAAGAGAGCACAGGCTTGGTTCTTTTGTAGTGTAGGAGTAACATGTGATAATTTTGAATTTATTTGTGAGAGTGCTAATATAGATTCTGGTTCGGTACGAAGTTATGCTTATGAAGCTGTTAATTCAAAACAACCTTCTAATTTTAAGTATCGAATTTATCAGATTATGTCTGATCATACAAGGAGAACATGATGTCAGTACGAAACTATCAAATAGGAGGAGATCATTATAAGAAATGTACAATACAACCTATTGAATATATTTATGCAAATGAACTTGATTTCTTTGAGGGTAACATAGTAAAGTATGTAACAAGACATCGTACTAAAGGTGAAGGTGCAAAGGATATTCAAAAGATTATTCATTATGCACAAATGATTTTGGAACTTAGATATGGAGAAAAGATAAATGCAACTGCCCAGTGAATATCAAAACTTTATATATCTTTCCAGATATTCCCGTTGGCTTGAAGAAGAAGGTCGAAGGGAAACATGGGATGAAACTGTTACTAGATTAATTACTTTCTTTCGTAATCATGTGGAAAATAATCTTGGTATTAAAGATCAGCTTGATACAAGGGATTGGTCAACTATAAAAAATGCTATCCTGTCTCTTGAGGTAATGCCAAGTATGAGATCATTGATGGCTGCTGGCCCTGCCTTGGAACGTGAGAACATAGCAGGATATAATTGTTCTTACATACCCGTGGATAATCCAAAGTCCTTTGATGAGATACTTTATATTCTTATGAATGGTACAG